CTTTTTACATACGATTTATCTTCAGAAATCGAAGTTTCTTTAGTACGAGGCATGATACTTGTCTTGTTATATGGTGTACCTGTAACTTCAGGTCCAACAGTTGTCAAAATAATATCTCTACCTGTTGCTACGTCCGTAAAATCACCTACATCTTCGTTATCGGATAGGTTCAAGAAATCCATATAGGTTTCTTTACCAAATTGCCACAAACGAACACCTTGGTCTTCTTCGCCACGAACAATAACCGGAGCAAAAATACGAACTTTCGGGTCCAACTTGCGAGCCAATCTCCAATTTTCCCTATCGCTAGTTTTGCGAAGCTCTTTAGCAAATTCAGCAATCGGATCTCGCTCACCCCAATTGATGGGAGACAACATTGTATTATTACCAATTCCGTAGTAAAAATACAATTCGGTAAACGGATTTTTCTTATTGTACTTGTTGGGTACAATACGAACTGTCTGTTTACCAACAGAAGGTTTCCAAAACACCTTCTTTTTCTCATCTGATTTCTCAGCTGATTTTGATTGCATTTCTTGCAATCGACGTTTCATTTCATTTAAGTCCATAACGTTTAAAATTTTAAATTGATGATTGAATATAATAACTAATTTTTATTTTGCCAACTAAATTTCAACAATTTCGTGAATTTTTGTTCCTAGTTGTTTAAATTGTCCTTCTTGTGTTAATAGGATACTATTTTTATAGTGTTGCCAGCTTATCCTATAACTTGTATCTACTATACCTCCATTTAATGACTTTATTAGCTCATTAAGCGCGTTTATAGTATATAATGTATTGCTCGCCTTATTACGATGAACTAATATTGTATTTGCGGGTATATGCGATACATTTCCATGGTCTACATTGTATGTTAATGCATACTCACCTGTACTCTTAACGTGCAACACAAATATTTTATTGTACTTAATAGAATAAGACGATATTATGTTTGATAACAGCGCATCTAGATTCTCTTGATCTACAAATGTGCATAATAGTTTATTGTCCAAATCTATCGTATTTAATGGGGTTTCTCCCCAATAAATATCATCATACCTGCGTAAAATCGTAAGATTTTCCATAACTTAATTTTGTTTGTAACCCTTTGTGTTTAAATATGTTTATTATATCGTTTAATATGTTTTCGTTTTCGTCCCAATCAAGCAAAAATGCATCGTATGTATATAACACTACTTGTGTATTTTTGCCCTTTAGCAACTTAATCACATCCATTAATATACGAACGTTATTTGCGGTCTCCAACCCTTGTAACACATAATTAAACAATTTTTGAGGATTCATGTTATCTAACTTATCCTTTTTAAGACAATAACCCGAAATCGGCACGATAACTTGCCCGGCGTTATTGAACTCTTCCCATTTATCGTTTATGTACGATCCAATCTTTTTAAAAAACTCCAAATTTTTGTACGCTTCAAATACGCCGCCGTACATTTGCTGAAATGTGATTGTTTTAGCTTCTTGATACGATACTCCATACATTTGGGCGAACGCAAGTTAATACCATTAAAAGTATTACTTGGTCTGCTTGTAGTTGTATCCAAGTTATATTGTGTGTATATCGTATTGTCTTGTATATTACGCGCTGTATTATAGTTTTCATAGTGTATCGCGAATGTAGGTTGGTCTATGCGTATTCCTTGAGATTCAACGTAAAAGAAACATTTTATTGTTAAGTCTTTAAAGTCACTAACAGGGGTAAAGTCTTTAATTTGATTATAAATATAAGTACACTTTTCGTAGTGCTTAGAGATAGGAATAAGGCGGTTGGGAGATGGGTAAGATTTATATAGGTCGAATACAGGGGGGTGTATATACGTAGGAGGTGGGGTGGTGAGCTGGTGTATGTGCTTATATATAAAGTAGTATAAAAATGATTTCTTGTCTAGCACATATATTTTTTCTATTGATTTAAGTGCTGTGCTAACTTCATCTAATGATAGTGATAATGATTCGCTGTGGTTAACACAAAATATGTATCCTTTAGGGTCAATGAACGGCTTTACATATATCAAAGATATGTTATTAAGAGCCGGGTGTATAGCATCGTTAAAAGGTATGATCTCGACAAATGCCTCGTTATAACCTCTTAAGCAAAACTGATTTAATTGTTCTTGTGTTTCAACTATATAAAACATAAGTTGAAGATACAGATAAAATTTTGTGTCTCCAAATTATTGGTAGTATTTTAAATAGTCTTCTTTTAGGTATAAATTAAATTGGTAAAGTTTTAAGTTTTGTTGGGCAAGAGCAACTAAATTACGATTTGTTTTAGCTACTTGTTGCTTATCTCCGGTTAGTGTCCATAAAATATCAAATGGAATATATAATTGCCAAAGTATTTGGGGATCAGATTTAGTTAGCTTATAGAAAGGGAATTATCATTTAAAGGTACTAGCTCTATATTTGGAGGATCACTATAATTTCTCCCAGAAAAAGCTTGACCTGTTGAAGTTTTAAAATAATACCCTTTGTAGATTTCTCCTGTGTCTATTAAAGTATATTCTCCCCCATTTGTGTATAAATTAGGTTTAATTTGGGATTTAGGATAATATTTAGGCATAGTAAATTAATTGGGTATGCTTTTAATAGCATCTAATATAGATGTATATTTTTGGAAAGTAATAATATTTGCTATTATCCCTGCATTTTTATCTTTATAATTTTTTACAGGATACCCACTATTAGAATTATTGTTTTCTTTACTATCAAGTAAAACTAAATCTGGATCATTAAGTGTTGCATTGAAAAGATTCCAGGTTGCATTCCCCCCTTCTTTTTGTCTCCATATTTCTACAAATCTTTTTTGACCATTAGTGGGGGTCTTTATACCTATTCCTTTTAGAAAGTCTACAAGTATTTGTTTAGTTTCTTCTATAGTAGTTCTTTTAGTTCCTCCGTATAAATTATCTCCTTTATTTTGGGGGTTTTCGGCAGTGTATATAAAATTGTTAAATGTTTTATAGTTTTCATAAGACTCAAATTTTGTTCCCCACGATGAATCAGATACTGCTTGCATTGCTTTTTTAATAAATTCTACAGCAGCTTGACTTGGATTAGTGAATGAGGTCGAGGTTGGTGGGTTTCCTGATTTGCTTGATCCCCCTGATTGTTTTTCTCTTTGTACTGAGGTTCCAAATGGGTTTTTAGGGATAGCAATAGATTCAATATTAGTAATCCATTCATTATTTTGAATAGTATGAGTTATGCCTTTAATTATGAATTCTAAAGATGTAGGATAGTTTGATGGTAAAAAATCAGTATCTAATTCAAATTTTTGATAGATTTTCATTCCTGATAGTCCGTCCATTGTCAATGACATATTAAAGGGTAAAAATCCACTATTTGGTGATGAAGCATTTGGATTTTTCGTTTTTGCTTCTTGTGTAGCTAAATATTGTTCATATTCAACAAATTGTGGTTGTAATCTAACAAAAGTATTAACTTGTTCTTCGTCCCAATAGGGTGTATCATCATATCCCTGTTGTGAGTCTCCTCTACTTATGTAACCGAGTTTTTCTAAAAAATTATTAAAAACAGTAATAGCGCCCTTATATTTATCATTTAAAGATTCATCTAGTTTTGATCTAGGAGATGTAATATCTGGTTTTATTCTATCTGTTAATCCAGCATTCATTCTAGAAAGAGCAGTTGCGTCTGCCCCTAAAACATACCCGTTTGCTGTAGATCCTATAGTAATTAAAGTAGAAAAATTATGAGGAATTTGAGTAGTAAAATCTATATCTTTTATAAAACCACTTTGGCCGTCTATTGTTCTAAATGTTAAAAATTTAGCAGTTTTATCAGATAACCCTAAATTAGTTAATATTGAATTTCTACCGGGAATACTTGTTTCATCGTATATATAAGCTGTATTGGTAGTTTCATCTATTTGTATTCCTAATTTATTAATGTATCCTGTTGCTCTGTTCCATCCATTACATAATGCCCTCAATAAATCTAACAATGGTAATTCACCAGTAGAAGTTATAAGTTCATTTCTTATAGTATTGGCAATCCAATCCATTCCAAAATAAGCATTTAAAATTCGGCCTGTATTGTTATTAGACATAAATGAAGCCATCTCAGGAGCAAATTCTACCTTATCCTTATTATTATTATATTCTATTGTTCGATTAAAATTACATATTCTTGGGTCTGAGCTTATTTGGTTTTTAGCTATATAAATTAAATTTCTATCAGTATTAAGATTAAATTTAATTAATGGCGAAAGGGAGCTATCGTTAACTTGGGGAATAATATTATTTTGTAAATAAGCTAAAAAATATCCTAATCTAATATAATATATGTCCTGGGAAGGGTTGTTTTGGGAAGGAACAATATATATTTGTTTATAATAATCATTATCATTCTTTACTATATTATACTTATTTGGTGAACCAGTTAATTTTAATTTAAGATCTTTAAATAATTTTTCTATCTCATTAGATACTTTCTCAGAAGCAATATTAACAACAGGATCAAGTTTAAAAGGAACTTGGACATTTGAGTTTTGGTTTTGTCCTGTGTTTACAAAAGAATTAGTATTAACAGAAGAATTTTGGTTTGCATCTGATTTGAATATTCCTGTAGTATTTTCGGGTGTTGCTATTTTTGATTCATTAACACCTAATAAAATATTAGTTTTTAATGATTCGATCACATCTCCTAAACTTCTTAAAATTAATGTAATACTATAGCTTCCATCTCTATTATATTTCCAAGTAAAGTTTACTACTTTTCC